ATCTGACCAGTCAGCTCCAGTAAACTCTTGCATAACTGCATTAGAGAAACTGGGAGCAATCTCAGAGAACTAAGATGGCATCTGGCGATTTAACGATGAGTACAGCCACTGTCTGTACTGGAGCAGCGGCAATCAAGACTGCAGTGGATGCTTTAAACTTAGCAGCTACAACTGACACTCTCCATGTGGTACCTTTACCTGGCAGAGATGACAGTTTCTTAGTGTTCAAGGTTGAAAGAGCAGCATAAATATTTTTTATTTTATTTTACAATGGCAATAACAGGAACAAAAGGAACAAGAGCTGTATCTAAACGTTACCCTGTAACGTCTGGAATTACAGCTGAAACTACAAAAACGGAAGGTAGGAAGATAAATCTTCATCCAACAGACGGTACTATCTTTAGGAAAAGATTTAGGAGAGGATTATAATGGGAGATAAAACTGATAAAATATTAAACCACTTGAATCAGAATAAACAGGTAGCAAGTGTTGGACCTAATGAAACATTCATCCTACCTAACCATTCAGGTGATCACAGTAGAGGTAAGGTTAGAGACACTCCACAGAGTGACACTGACATAGCTAACAAGAAATATGTAGATGATAATGCTGGAGGAATAAGTGGACCTGGATCATCAACAGACAATGCGATAGTAAGGTGGAACGGTACTGGTGGAGATACCGTACAAGATACAAGCAAATGTACAATCAGCGATGCGGGAATAGTATCTTCTGCACCAGATGAGAATGTAACTAGTATCTTTGGTAGATCTCAGATAGGTAATGCCGGTACTGATCAAGCAGCATTTGGTCATTATGATATGGTTTTGAGTGGCAACCAATATGCCCTTGTCCAGTTATCCTCTGGCCAGACTTACCTAAATGCTAAAGCCGGTCAACCCATTAACTTAGCTATTGGCGGAGCTGCTAAATGGACTGTCAATGCTACAACTGGAGATTTAGTATCAGCTGCAGATAGTATAAGTGCAGCTGCGGATACAGACTCTACCCATACCTTTGGTAGATGTTCATTCCATAGTACCACTTCGGATACCCTGTTCTTGGGTCATTATGATTACCGTACAAGTACTGCTTCTTATGCTTTGAAGCAGAGTGCTAATGGTGCAACTCGTGTCAATGGTGCATCTGGCACAAATGTAAGTATTGCTGTAAACAATTCTAACCGTCTGAATATCACTAGTTCTGCAACAACTATGTATAATGATGTTGCCTTTGAAGAAGAAATCCAGCTTAGTGTCAACAGTGGTGTAACTGCTGACGTTGGTTCATCCCAGGGTGATGGTGCTCAGACTAAGACTGTTATCCAAGTTACCACTTGTGCTAATGCTGGCGATGCCATCACTTTACCTAGTGCTGCCATTGGTAAGACTATGATTGTATTTAATCAAGGCGCACAGAGTATGGATGTCTTCCCTGCTACTAGTGACCAGATTAATGGTGGTGGAGCTAATGTAGCTTATGCTCAAGCTGCAGGTGAGAAAACCATGTACGTTGCTATTGATGCTGAACATTGGTACACATTCAAATCAGCTTAGGAGGCTTGAAAATGGAATATACAAAATCAGAAGATGATAACTTAGTTGAATCAAAGACTGTTGTCCACGAGGTGCAATACTCTATGGAAACCATTAAGTCAGAACATGCTAAATGGTCTAAGTTACTTGAAGAAGCTAAGAAATTAGGTGTTGGAGAAGTAAAAAATAAGCTTAAAGTAACTAAGTGATACTACCACCACTACCAATTGACTTTTAGTCATGTGTATGTTATACTATTTATTAGTATATTATTATTCTTATATCTAGAAAAATTGAATATCAGATACTCGCAGGTCCCAATACTCGTCAGGCAATAACTCCGATCTGATTAATCCACTTACTAAGAAACTAGTATACTAGTAAACTGGCCGTCTATATAAAGTTTTCTAGTTTTAAACAAATATCTGCGGGGGCCCAACCCCGCACAGTAATAAAAAATCAGGCCTTACGGCCTGTGATATGGGGGTTGACGTTACGAGACAGCGTCCAACATGCCGGGAAAGTGAGACAAATAAGTCATTGACCTTTAAGTCACACCCTATAGATACTAAATATTTAAATAGTAGTGTTGTTTCTCTAATAGTATGAGATTAACTGAAGCTAAATTACTATTATTATTAAAAAATGTAGACAAAATGCAGAGATATCCAACTCGCATAGCTAGTAAACTGAACCAAGAGTTCAGTTGGGTTAGCAGAGTATTAAGAGAAATGAGAGCTAAAGGATGGGTAACTACTGGTAGGATAGGCAGTAAAACATTCTATAGGATAACTGACTTAGCACCAATGAGTGAGGCAATAGATGAACTTGGAAGAAATTAGAAAGAAGATATATGAACACAACTGCAACAAACAAAGAAAACTAGTAAAACAAGTCCTGGAGGCTAGACAAGATGGGAAAACCGGAAGAACTAGCATGGAAAGAATGGAAGAACATACAACAAAACAAACAGCAAACAATGGAGGCATATAAAATGGAAATGACAGTAGAGGAAGTAAAGAAGATAGAAGACGGTAAGCACACAGGTAAGATAGTAGAATTGCAACTAAGAGAGAAACCTTTCAGGTATCTAGACTTGATAATTGAACTACCTAACGGTATGAGAATTAAATATGGTCTACCAGCCGCCTTAACAGTGGAGAGTAAGTTAGGTAAACTAGCATTAGACTTTGGTGCAGCAATGGAAACAGGTAAACCCCTAGAATTAGATGATGTATTTGTTGGTAAAGGTTGCTCATTCATGACACTAAGTAAAGATACAGAACGTGGTACATTCGCTAACGTGGTACATGGATCACTTAAACCGGTGGAATAAGGAGTGATGTTATGGCAAAACTAACACTTGGTGAAGTTGAACAAATAGCTTGTGAGGTGTTCTATGGAGAACTAGATAAACTCTATGGAACCTTCAAAGCTAAACTCAAAGCAAGATACGAGTTAATAAACGGTGATGACAATGGAACAAGAGACACTTAAACCAACTAGCTTACATCTAATAGCACAACAGTTAGAGAGGATAGCTGATGCACTAGAAGAATCTAACCAACTAGCAAAGGAGGACATCTTATGAGTCCAACTAAGAGAAAGATAGTAAATGAAGCAAGGGAGAGGATATGGATAGCATTAGCTAAAGCAGCAATAAGAAAACGTGATTTAATAATCACTGTTCTTAGAGATGAAATTAAAGACAGGGAAAGAACAATCAAACAAACCCGCAAGGAAACTGCTAAGGAGATATTTGATGAGATTGATGTTCTGTTACAAAAAGAAATACATTGGGATTATGACACATGGGATACTTTTTTACCTAATTTAAAAGAACTCCGGAGGAAGTTTGAATGATTCAAACAGTACAAAATTGGATATGGAATATTGGAGGTTTACTATTCACTATCTCTTTATTCTTTCTCCTAATCGCTTGGATTATTTCAATAATCATAAACAAACTAATGTGTTGGACTACAAAGGAAAATAGACAAATTGTTTTCCACTTCATCAAAAATAAGAAAAGAATAATGAAAATTGTAGAAGAAGAAAGAACTAAGGAGGAAGTTTGAATGACTTTAACATCAAGAGAACTTAACTCAATAATTAAAGAACTTAGATGTTTAAATGAACACCCTGATTTTCCCTATACTAAAGGTATGGTAAATAGGAATGGGGTTATTAAAATACTAAAAAGATACTGGAAGGAGGAAGTTGAATGAATCTAACAGAACTATTATTTAAATCTTGTGAGGAAGTTTGAATGACACCTAACGAACAGACACTATCCATCTCTTTTCCTTTACATTCAGCCCACAAGTAGCCTACAGCATAGATAACTAGTTATACTAGTTTAACTATCAGACTCACAGAGTGAGTCTGGTCGTCTAGTTTACTAGAATCACCAGCCATCTATTTCTGGGCTGAATGAGTCAACTAGTTAGTCTAACCACTAGTTATCTAACAGCTAACCAACTAACTATCTAGAGTTACTGTTGGTTAGCTGACTGAGTGGTTGGTATCAAGGTGGACTTATCAATCAACAATAAGTGGATCAATATTCATAGTTAGTCCCTTCGGGCTGATCCACTTATCCTCTTATTGACTTATCCTCGGCCTGTCGGCCCAGTTAGTCCCACCCCCCACCCCTGCGGCAAGGTTTAGTCTAACAAGTTAGCTCCCGATTAACCCACCCACCCACCCTTATGGATATTGTCCGAGTTTGAGTTGGGGTGAGTTAGCTGAGTGTAGCATCCCAGAGACAAAATTATAAAATAATAAAATGGTTAGAAAAATTACAAATAAAGAAAGGTTACGTGTCAGAGAACAGAGGGCTAGATCTCAACATTTAGTTGAAAGCATAAGAGAAATGTCTGAATGTATTCATTGTGGTTATAATGAACACCCGGAGATTCTACAATTTCATCATCGAGATAGACACGACCCAACTAATCGAAAGATAGGGCGATGTAAGGGTAACGAATTACTCAAAGAGCTGAAAAAATGTGATATTGTTTGCCCAAATTGTCACCGTTGGGAACATTACAAAGAAACAGGATTTAAATGGGCTAAGAAATGATAAAATATACTTGGTACCAAATGCGCAGGTTAAAATGAGACTAAAACTAGATGACTGGCAACAAGAGGTACTAGAATGCGCAGGTAACCTAGTCTTACGATCTGGCAGACAGGTAGGTAAAAGTACAGTTATAGCTGTCAAAGCTGGTGAGTATGCCCTCACAAATCCCGGTAAAACTATCCTAGTAGTTGCTGCAGTAGAAAGGCAAGCCTTCCTACTGTTTGACAAGATCCTAGCTTACATTTATGAAACTGACAAAAAACAAATCAAGAAAGGAAAGGATCGTCCAACTAAGTCAAGAATTAAACTTACTAACGGATCAACAATATACTGCCTTCCTACTGGACTCTCTGGACATGGAATTAGAGGGTACACGATTGACTTGCTCATCGCTGATGAAGCGGCTTTCATACCTGAAGAAGTCTGGACAGCAGTAACTCCAATGCTTGCAGTTACGAGAGGCGACATAATCCTACTTAGTACACCTTTTGGTAGGCGAGGATATTTTTACCGATGTTTCAATGACCCTACCTTCACCTCTTTTCATGTATCTTCTGAGGATTGTCCCCGTAAAAATGATGCATTTTTGGAGCAAGAGAGAGCCAGAATGACTAAACTCCAGTATGCTCAAGAGTACCTTGGCGAGTTTGTTGACGAATTGCGCCAGTTCTTTAAGACTGATTTGATAAAGAATTGCATGTCGATGTCAAAACGCGCAGAGATTCCAGCTGGTAGAAATTATCTTGGTGTTGATGTTGCGCGTATGGGTAGAGATGACAGTGTATTATTCAGTGTGAGGGAGAGGCAAGGCAATATCTATGAGTTAGATTTGCATGTTACTTCTAAGACTTATACTACCGAAACCGTCTCAGCCATTCTGTCAAAGGACGTAGAATACAATTACAAAAATATTTACATTGACGACCAAGGTGTAGGCGTCGCAGTATTTGATCCTTTATTGATGCATCCTCAAACAAGGCGGAAAGTAGTACCGATAAATAACTCAGCACGAGGGTTAGACCGAGACAAAGAAGAAGGGAGAAAGAAAAAACTATTAAAGGAAGACCTTTATAATAACTTGCTAGTCCTAATGGAACAAGGACGATTGCGGTTACGAGATAACCCAGATGTATTACTTTCATTGAAATCAGTCCAGTGTGAGTATACAGATGAAGGCAAGCTTAAAATATTTGGGCATTATACGCATATAGCTGAGGCTTTAATTAGGGCTGCATGGTGTGTAAGAGAGAAAAGTTTAAATATTTATATATATTAAGGAAACTATATAATGGCTGATACAGGTATTTTTGCAACAACTGCTGAGGTTCAACGTAAAGCCGGAGCTAACGCATCATCAACTTCTAACGTTGAAGCTTACATCAACGAT